GAATTCACGGAAACCAGAACCTGTTTCAATGTCAGAGAATCTTTCTCCGTACTCACCTCTTGCAGAACCTTTTCTGAAGAACTTTGTACCTTTAGCTAAATACTTGTTATCCAAGATAGCCGCATTGTTGTTGTTAACTAATTGAACAGTATAAACATAACCGTCACCTGCTGGGATAATATCATCAGCTGTGATGTAAAGTTCAAGTCCATTATACTTATCATAAGTAATAATGTCACCGTGTCCAAAAGTTCTTTTGTTAATTTTGATCTTAAATGTTGTTCCATCTACACCTTTAGTAGTAGAGCCTGGTTCAATATCCGCTACTACGTAGGGAAGATCTTGTGCAATAGGAGTTTGCCACTTGTACTCACCTCTAGCGTTATCCACCATGATTGTATTCTTTCCACCGAATGAAGCCATTTGATACAAAGGCATTTCTACCTTTTGGGTCATAGCCCATAGATCAATTGGTCCCATATCCATAGGCTCAGGGTTACCAAGCATTTGGGTTAGGTGATAAGAATCAACATGTGAACTTGCTTTGTAGCTTGTATCACGTAGGAAAATCCCATTATTTAATACTGGAGTTGCCATAAATTTGATTGTTTTTAATTGTTAATAATTGTTTTACTCTGTTTATATTTAATTTACTTAATTAAATTCTTTTAAATATGTTGTTTGGTCTTTGAATTTTTCTTTTTGAACTTTTCTTTACAGATTCTTTTTCTGCTTGATTAACACCTAATGATGCACCACCAATATTTGATTGTTCACTTTTCAATTTTCTAACCGTCTTCTCAACACTTTTTTGTGCACCTTTATCCATAATCTTAGCTTTATATCCTGTTGGGTCTTGTAAGAGCCACAGAGCTTCTGAGATTAATCCATAATTAGGTTCCACAAATTGATATTTTTCTAGCAAGTGTCCTAATAGATTAGTATTACGTCCACTTACTGATGGATAATTAGGTTGTACTAAACCATTGTATAACATGGCTTGAGTTTTTCTATCTACTTTGATATCACCTAATTGTCCTTCTTTTAATGTTTCATATACATTTTTCATGTATGCTTGAGATGCGTTCTCTTGTTGTTTCTTTTTAAGATCTTGTTCTTCAAGCTTTTGAGCAACAACCTTTTCTTGCATCTTATCAAGTTTTGGTTTGAACTTATTTGCTTGAGTTTCAAGCTTACCTAAGTCTTTCCAAATTTCTATTTCTTCTTGAATATCTTCTGCAGTTCCGTAACCGGTAGCACTTAAATATTCTGTGATTACTCTTTCTTGTCCAGTAACTGATTTAATATCAATACTTTTAGTTTCTTCAACTTGACCCAAAGTAGTAAACAATCCTTTTAAATCTTTACCACCATCAGCTACATATCTTGCAGCAATTTGTAATTCTTGTGGTAAGCTGTTAAAAAATTGCTTAGGAGTTTCACTTCTAACCTGTCTAGCTTTTTCTTCTAGATTAGCTTCAATTAACTCTTCCCAATCTTTAGCAGAATAATCTTCTAAATCTTTTTCATCATCAAAAGGAACAATCTTGTCATCTTTAATCAACTTACCAAATACATCTGATATACCGTTAATAGATTTTCTTCCTCTTTTTTCTTTTGCTTCAATTTCTTCTTCAGTTTCCTCTTGTCCAAGTTCACCAAAGATTTCTTCAACGCTATCTGTTGAAGTTTTTGTTTTTTCTTCTGCACCCTCTTGAGCAGATTCATCTGTTATTTCTTCTGTAGCTTCATCCTTTTTTTCTGATTTTGCTAATACATCTGTTGCACCATCATCATCAGGATCAGCAAAAGTCATATCTGCTTTCTCTTGTAACCCTGAAAAAATATTCTTAGGTTGTTTGTTATCTTGAATCATATCAGCACCGCTTGGGGCAGCATTAAATATTTCATCTAAATTTACTTCTACATTTTGTGCTACGTTACTTTTCACAGGTTGTGTTTGTGTTGTTGTACTCATAATTATGTTGGTTTTAATAATTAATATCTTGTTACATATATAATATAAGAAATGTTTCTGTTATAACTACCAAGTTAAACTTAAAATATTTTAAGAATAGTGAAAGTTTTTAGCAGTATATAGCTAACACTACTTTTTATCCTTATTATTTTTTACATCATACTTGTTTTTATTCTCTCTTGCAATTTGTAGTTTAGTATCAGCTATTTGTTTTTGAGCAGCAATCTTTTCTCTTTCAACACCCAACCTAGCATTTTCTTGAACAGATTTTGTAGCGCTTTCTTGACGTTTAAAATTCATCTGTTCTCTGTACTGGGTAGTTTCTTTGATATCTTTCATAGCATCTTGATAATCAGATTGTTTGTTTTCATTCAAATCAACCATAGAACCATATCCAGCTGATCTAATCTCAGCTAACAATACATCATTCCTTCTGTCTTTTTCATTCTCTGCCATTTCAACTTGCAACTTCTGCTGCTCTTCTTGTTGTTTAGCTTTGATTTGTTGCTCTTGCATTTCACGTTGTTGTGCCATGTCCTGCTCCCTTTGTGCTTGAACTCTTGCTTCAGAGTCTTTTAGTATATCTGATACTTCAGCTATATTATCAGCTTTAACAATATTACCAAGCTCATATATACTTGCTCCAGTAGTATTGTTAGTCAATGCCATTTGCTTTAAGTTTTCTAAGATAGCTCTATGGTTAGTCTTAGTAGTTGCAAATACATTAAAATCTCTAAGTAATAAATCTGTACCATTAATTGTAAAATTAACTTTCTCAGCCTCTGTAGATATATACTGTAATCTAATACTTGGATTAGTACTATAGTAATATTGTGCTAAGTCAGTTCTCATCTGGTGAATACGTGGCATCAAATGATCAGAGTGCTGTACAAAATACATCTCTGTTTGTGCATATGATTGTTGCATAGCTTGTACTACCCCTGTAGCCGTTTGAGCTGATACAGCTCCTCCAAGACGTTGTGGGTTAATACCTATAGCATCAAAACATTGTTGTTTAAAATAATTTGCAAGTTGAATTCTAGACATTAATCTACTAGTCTGCTCCATGTTAAGAGTTTGATAGTGATTAAAATTAGTTGCATTCTCAGTATTAGTAATAGATGTATCAAGAGGTAGCATTTGAAAATCTTTCATTGCTACATATGCTTTAGCATAATTATTCTTACCCCAGTCTTCTCCCATTGAGTGACGTGGTAAAGCATTCTGATCAAACATTATTACTGTTCCTAATTCATCTATTAGAATGTCAGCAATTTGGTTATTAACCATATTATATCCAACTTGATATGCCTTCATTAAATCTACTAAAGATGTTGATCTAGTATTTCTATCTGAAAATACTCTACCCTCAACAGGCAGTTTACAGCCATATAATGAATTATCTCCTTTAAATTGAAAAGGTAGTCTACCTGGCTTAGTTCTATTAATACCTAAGTATATTGGATTTACATTATCACCCATACTAGACTGCCACATAGCAGGTAAGTTTGGTCCAATTTTTACACCACCCCAAACTTCATTAATCCATATCCAGTCTATATGTTCACCCTCTAGTAATGTTTCTTTTGTTTTTTGTTTAAATATAGAAGTGTCATATATGGCCTTTTTTGTTTGCTTAAAAGTCTCATCTATAATCTCTTGTGTTACTTCCCCATCATCTTCTATTTTTGTAAGATGACCTATTCTTCTTTGTGTTTTCCAATATATTGTAGCAACCCTCATCAAGTTACCTTCACCCCACATTGAAACATCTTCATTTTCATTTAATATCTCACTAAGTATATCTCCACCTGCTGCCGGGTCATTCCAATAATTAGATGTAAACTGTCTGTATGCTAATCCTGGTGCATTAGTATTCCATTCATGTGATCTTGTTGCGTCATAGTATGCACCATCATTTTGATATCCACTTACTTGATACTGTGCAGATCTAGCAGGATATACTCTTTGTAAAGATTTTAATTGTTTTTCATCCATCAGATATCCGTATCTATCTACTACATCTGATACAGTCATTAAATCTACTTTACCTGCATAGTTAGAATCTGCTATATATCTTTGGTCTGGTGATTTTTGATAGAAAGTTAATACTGGATTCCATAACTCTACGTCATAGTCATCTTCTAACATTCTAAAATGCCAAAATTCTCTATCTGCAATAAGCATATCTTGAAATCCTCTTTCCTCAAGTTCTTGCATTTTGAATCTTTCTTCATCTACTGCAAGTTGATGGGATGCCCATTCTTCCACCATACTTCTATAAGACTTACTAAAAAAATCTTCTATTTCTGGTAATGATTTTAAACCTTCTGGTGACAATTGTTTTTGTGCTTCTTCTGAGCTAGGGTCCATACCCATCTCAACCATCTTACTTACTAGATTAGCTTCTGCTTCAGATAACAATGCTTCTTCTATCTGAACTTTTTTAGCATCAAGCATTTCATTATATGATGCATCATCTACAGCTCTAAATTGAACTTTAGAATATCTCTTTGCAAATTCACCAGTTAATACATTAATTACATTTGGTACAATTGGATAAAACTTTAACTCTAGTGCAGACTCATTTTCTGCTGTAAGGGTATCCATAAGATCTTTATATTCATTGTCTGGTTCAACAATGTAATCAGTCTTGTCAATAATCCCTTTAGCAAGTTTATAATTTTTAAGTAGTCTTCTAGAGTTAACACGTAAGAACTCAATACCTTGAAGTTCTAGCCAATCTAAATTCCATGCAGCCCAATCATCAGTTTTTTCTTTGTAAGGTAAAAACTGGATAGGCTGTGTTAAGCTAGAAAATGTAGGCCCGCCTTCAGCTTTAGCCCCATTCTTCATTTGCATTGCGTTTAATACTCTCATATCCTTTGTTCTATTTTATATTCTTGAATCCGGACCTTCTATTTTTAGAACTTCCAAATGCCTTGTTACGCCCTATATTTCTAAAAGGACCACTATACTTTAATTTACTCATTTTTTCTGAACTATCCAAAGAATTACCTTCTGATTCACGTCTCTTTGTGTAACCTCTATTTGATTGTTGTATTTTTACAAATGCTATTAACGCACCAAATGTGACAAGTCTATCTACGTTTAATCCAGGATAATAAGCTAACATTTCTTTCAGCAACATAGGATCAGGAATTCTTTCTGCACCTAATGTTTGTTTCATTACATTACCATTTTCATCAAGATCTTCATCAATAACCTCTCTTAAAAATTCTATTGCATAAGATATCAAATGACTTTTAAATAATGTACCTGTATTTTTCCAACCATACTCTTGATATACAGTTCTATTTGATCCTAAATCTTTTAGAAAAAGTATTTGTTGTTTAGGTACAAGGTATCTTTGTTTTTTTCTGGCAATCATATGTTGAATAAATAATGATATATTATTTTCAACTATTGTCCAGGCATTGTACCATTCAATAATCATTTCTAACCTTTCATGAGTTTTGTTTATATCATCAAAACGTCCACACCATGCTGCTACAATTTTATCTTTTTCTATAAACTGTTCTATTTCACCTGAGACAGTTGTTCTTGTTACTTCAATTGCATTCTTATATATAAATATACTACACAATGAATCAGAGGTTGTTGTTTTACCTTCTGAGACAGGATCAATAGAACCGTAGTATGCTCCAAAAGATGGGCTCTTTACTGGTCTTTCCCATACAACAATTGAACCTGTTTTATCAACTTCTTTTTTATTTACTGGAAATGAAGATATAGGTAATTTACTTGTACGTTTAGCAACAATACCTGTGCTATCTCTATCTAGTTCAATTAACTCATAAGGATATTCTTTTTCCTCAATTCTTTTTAATTGTCTAGATAATACACCTTGAGGGAATACTGATTCTTTTCTATATGCAAATGCTTCAGCAATATTTAAAGGTTTCTGAGATATTCTTAATTGAAATTGTTCTCCACTTAATTCATTTCTCCATCTATCTCTTTCTATATTTATAGCTACAATAGCTTCTTCAACTTGAGAGTTACCATAATCATCAATATAAGGTGGCATAGACCACTGTTCAGGAATAAACAACCCTGCCATACCAATAGTACCATCAGCGTCCATTAGGTTGGTCTCTACTGCATATATATCATTTGCACCTGGATTTAGAATCATATCTTTTAATGGACCACATTGTTCTAAATCACCAACTGAACCAGCAGCTATAAATTGACCTGTTGTCATAATACCTGAAGACATTGCAGGACGCAGGTACTCATAAGTCTGCATCATGTTTTTTGCAATTCCTGCTTCCTCATGAAAGAAATATGTACAAGGCCCCCCTACCCCTGTGGTAGCATTCTTTTCAAATGAAGCACCCTGTATCTTTGATTTAAGACCTCTTGATGTTTTTCTGTTGTTTACTTTGACTTCTATTTGCTGTTGCCATAATAATACTTTTTCTGGATTACTAGGTCTATACCATGCAGTATGTTCATTAAGAAATGTTTTGTATTCTTCTAAAAACTTCCAAGATCCTTTATCATTAATATAATCTTTTAATGAAGCACCAATTTTACATATAGATCCTTCTTCAAACCAATATTGATTTATGATTTTACCCATATGAAAATAAGAAGATGCTATCTGACGTTTTTTTAGTATAGCAACATGCTGATTATTTAATTCTGATATTACTTCATACAATGCCATATGATATTGTGCATCTCTTACTTTAGCAAAACCATAATGTTTCTCTTCTTTATCAAAGATAGGTAGAAAGTTTAACCACATATAGTAATCCCTAGTTAGGTACCAGGCTTTCCCTTCATCTTTGTATATTACTCCAACTCTACATTTATTCTTTTGATCTTCCCAATAAGCTGTAAAGTCTTTAGATCTAAAAGGAGCATTGATATAAAAACCATCCTTATTAAATGTTCTTGCTTCTTGATTAAATTCTAAAGCAATTTTTGTAAAGTCATACTTACCCGGTTCCTTAAATATAGATTCAAGATATTCTCTAAATTCTATATCCGAATCAAATTCAGTTGTTGTCCATAAACCTTTCTCATATGTAGGTATAACTCTACTCATATCTTATGATAGCATATACGTCTCCCACTTGCAATAATAAATGTTCTTCATTATGATGTTGCATTGGTGTTGGCATTGCATGATCAGCATATTGAACCACATCTCCTATTTGAATTTCTTTTACCTCATCTCCCCGTCCTACTACTTCACCTTGAAAAGTTTTTTTACGTGCCATCTCAGGTAATATAATTCCAGAGGCAGTTTTAGTCTCTGCTTTTATCTCCTTTATTAGTAACTTCATTCCTACTGGTACTACTACTTGATTTTTCATTCTTTTTATTTGTTGATTTATTATTAAATTCTGGTTCATCCCAATAACAAAAAAGCCATTCTGATTTTTTTTTATCCATTTAGATTTGATCATAAGCTAATCCAGCACCACCACGTACTGAACTTTCTTGTTCTTGTTGCATATCAGTAAACGCACCTTTATATGATTGTCTAATTTGTTCAAACTTAGCAGCTGCGTTAATCATAGAATTCATATTACCATCTCTACCGTGTTCAATAGGGGTTACCTCCATATACCTTGCTAATCTATCTAACATAGCTTTAATACCCACATAGGCTCTATAGGTAGGTGTTTCATACATTTGCTTACACATATCTATTGCATATCTTATCTTACCATCTTCTGGAGATTCTTCTAAGCCAATCTCTTCAATAATAATATCTTCTTTCTCATGTTCTGGAAGATTAAAGAATGGATTTAAATCTGGGTTAGGACATGTCATGTAAAATAAGTATTGATATACTTGCATGTGTGTGTCTGGATACTTCTCCATTATACTCTTTAGAAATGGCAATGCATAACAGTGTTCTGTTAAAACAACTTTACTGTTCTGTATGTCAAATAATCTTATTACCATTATATATGTTTTAAAAAGTTAGAAATATCTTGTTTAAATTCTTCATATGGTATTACTATTAATATAGGTATTTCTTGACCATGAATAAGTACTTCAGTATAAGTATGTTTAAACTTTTCTGTAGCTACATTCCAATATTGTTTAAACCATGATACCCTATCTAAGTTAATCATTATTTTTGTTTCCTCAAATCTAAAATCTGTTGGAACCTTAGATTTTAATGATTGTACTGCTACTGCTGCTATATATTCTTTCATAATTGATTGTCTTTTAACCACATAATGATTGAATTAACTTCATCTTTTAAATATGGTAATTCATAAATTTTAATTTTTTCTAAAACGGGTTCCCCATTTACATGTTCATTTATGGGATAACCATTTGTATCTTCACCAACCTGTTTAAACTTTACATGTTGTATAGTCAACTTACCTATTTTAAGTTTAGGGTTATGCTTCTTAATAATATACGCATAAAGACTAAGCTGTAAGTTATAATGATTTAAATTACAATCATCCAAATGATTAACAGGCTTATACATTTTATTGGTAATACCTTCCCAGTTTGTAAATCCCTTATCTTTTATTTCTTTATTTGTTTTGTAATCATTGATATTAATATATCCATTCACTACTTCAACAACATCCGCCTGTCCACATATACCAATTGATTTTAAATATACTAAGTGTTCAGGATATACACCATCTTCAAGTTTTTGAACAGGTGCAAACTTTATACCTTTATCATCAATAATTGGTTTAATAATAGGCACTTCTACACCATGACGGCCAATAGTATTTAACTCCATCATATCTGCTTCTCTTTGATCATGATAAAAGTTACCTAACTTAATAGCTCTTGCTGTCTCTCCATCCCATGCAGCTAGAATTTCCTTTGGTGTCATACCATACCACTTAGACCTTTTATTTTTAGCTGATTTCTTAGCTTGACCGTCTCTATCAAACTTAGGTTTAAACTTAGCAATAAATGAAGTAACGCTTAGCCAGTTTATTTTTTCATCATTTGTACTTTCATACACATGACCTTCTTCTACAAATTTTAGTCCCATAATTTAATTTTTATGTTGTTGTTGTTGTATAATCAAACGCAGGAATTGAAAAAGTATTTATTATTGTACTAGCTTTTTCAGTTAATAAAGTAACTGCTTCTTCTGCGGTTATTTGATCTTCAGCTAATAGTTCTCCTACTATTTGTTCTTTAGTCAGTTTTTCCATTTTCAATTTGTTTAGTTATTATTTCTTCTTGTTCCTCCGTTGTATATGCATCCCAATATCCTTTTGGACACTCTGATGATAATGATCTAACTTTAAATGCCAAAGAACATCCGCAGTCACTACAACAAGGTTGGGTACCTGGTACTAAACAGTTATCACCTTTAGCATCAAATAAAGAACAACCTATACAAACTATAAATCTTTCAGCTGCAGCAGCTTCAACATGTTCTTTTTTAAATATAGTATTTGCAATACCATCTACAATAGCATCAGCGTTTTTAAATACATCAAGATATTTAGCCCACTTACCTTTCATTTCTAAATTTTTTTTTAATTTTAATATCTTTTTCTAACTGCTTCATTGCTGACTCCATCTCAACTATATTCTTATGTATATCTTCACTTTGTGCAAAACCGTTGTAAGTTCTTTTAGCAATATTTCCCAATAAACTTTTATTTTTTAAAATTGCTTTATCAAGTTTATTTTTTCTTAGATAAAATGTACCTAACCCGTCTATATTTATTCTAGGATAAGCTAAAGTTGAAAGTTTCTTTCTAACTTTTGCATAATAAAATGATATAAAATCATCTACAACAGTAGGATGAACACCAACTTCATCAGCAATACCCTTCCTTAGATCTTTATGACTTTTCGGATTCACGTCCTAATATTTTATAATCTAATAATACTAAACCATTAGATTGTACATTAATATCAGGATTTAACTTAATAGTTTTTTTATTATGTCCTGTCTTAATAAGTAGGCCTTTTTTTTCTGCTTTAGTTATTGCATTTCTAGCTGATTGTGCACTTTTAAATATATCTTCATTAACAGTCTTGTTACAAAACTTAGTTAATTCAATACTTTTTTCTTTTGCTAGTTCAGTTAAAAACTTTAAATCAGAATTACTTATTAATGTATCATTAAAGAAACAGTATGTAACTATTTGATACTTTATTGAAACATTAATATCTACTTGATGTTTAAGATCTACTTTATTTACAATTGCCATTTTATAAACTCATTATCATATCAACAAAATCAGGATGAGGATAACAATCCATTTTTCCTTTTCTTACATTGGTATGTGTTAATAATCCTTTGACTTTTCCATAATAAGCATCCTCTTGAAAGTCAAAGCCTTTTGTTGCTCCAAATTTTTTGATGTATTGTTTTAATCCTAACCTAACATCTATTTCATCTCTCTCAGCAACATATTTTATCCACTTTTCAGTTTCTTTAATTTGAGCTTCAGAATAGTTATGCCAATGTAACTTACCTTTAAAGTGTTCAGGTAATTCACAAACTTGCTCCTTGATACATTTTGAGCCAACATATGTAGTCATGTCTTTGCTATTTAAATATCCCATGTTGCAAATCTCTAGTCCTACAGAATGACGGTTCATATAACCTGATCCTGTTTTTCCTAAATGATATGCTTGACAACCTTCTGGAAATGCTTGTACCATTACACCATCAAATTCATCATCTCCATTTCTATGATTAATGCCACCTAAAACAAATTCAGTTGCTATACGCCCTCTACTATCTCTTCCCCAATGATCAATACACCTATATGGGTTTGGATTTCCTGCTGTATGATGCAAAAATATATAACTGTTTTGTATTGGTCCCTTTACATATTCATCTTTAGGTAAATAATGTTTGTGAATTATTTGATTAAATCTTGTAGTAAAGTATTGTGATGACGCATCAGTATCTTCAGTTATTGAATCATCAATACTATATTCCATGTTAAGTACTAAAACCCACATGTTTGAATCAACTACACCAGTAACCATTATGTCTTTGTCTAATTGAAATCTCTCAACAGCTTTTTCTGTTATAGGACCAAACACACCATCAACTGACAGTCCTAATTTTGTTTGTAGAGTTTTTACGTCAGAACCTCTATCTCCTTTCTTAAGCTGTTTCATTTGTCATTGCTTTAGCCATTGCATCTTGAAATGCCTTTCCTTCTGGAGATTCAGGATCAGGAGCTCCCTCACCTTTCTGTGCAGCATATTGCTGTGCCATATACATTTGTGCTTGCATACGCTCTGCTCTAGCTTTTTCAATTGCAGCTAAAAGAGTTTCATAATCTGCTTGTACTTCTAAATGTGGAATGTTGTCTTTGTAGAATGCAGTAATTTCTTCTCTACGTTCTGCCATTTCTTTTTTAGACATTTTTGGATCTTTGTCTTGAAGATTTTCATTGGTTTTAAAATCTGTCATCTTATGTTTTTTAAAGTTAATAAAAACAAAGGTAACAAAAATAGTTTAAATAAAAAAAGTTTAGATACTTATTTTAGAAACCGTATTACGTCTTAATACGTCAAATAACATTTTGGCTTCCGAGTATTGCCATATTTTAATTGTGTTTGACGGATCTTGAATATACCATCCCCCATCTTCTTCAGCTTCATCATCACCTCCCGTATGAAATAGCATATCTCCAAACTCAATACTAAAGTAATAATATCCCTCTGGCCAATCATCATCTTCATGATGACCCATTTTAGTAAATCCTAATTCTCTTAATTGTGCTGCTGTCATAATCTACCATTTAACTTTATCTGCCCAGTATGCTGCAGACATCTTTCCTTTTTTTATATTCTTTCCGTGTCTAGCTTTAAAAGACTTACGCTTTGCTTTCATTTTAGCTGACTCACCTGCTTTTGGTTTACCTGCTGTACTAGCGCCTTGTTCTCCAAAACGAATAGTCTTAACCTTCTCTCCTACCTTAGCTACAACTACATGTGACTTCTTAGGGTGACTTGGAGTACGCTTAGGTTTATTAAACCCTGCCACACCTGCTCTTGCTAATCTGCTATCTTTTGCCATTACCTTTTTTTACAGTTGTTTACCATCTTAGTTCTACCACTAGCTGTTTTCTTACCGCTTGGAGATTTCTTCTTACCTACTGCTTTGTATCCTTTCCAGCAGGACATTTTCTTTTTGGTTGCCATAATTCTTATGCTTCAAATGTTTCAGGGTATGATTTATTCATTACATCCCTCAGCTGTGCACACTTCTCATAGTCTTCCTCTTCTACGAAATGTGCTATCATATTTTCTAACTCTTCTAACTTTGGTCCCGTGTCTGGATCATAAGCCATTACTAATTCTCTTCCCTCACTAAATTGACTTGCCATTAATTCATCAAATGTGATTTCACCAGTAAGCAACATCCAGGCATTGTTGTATGCAGTCTCAAGTATAATTGCATCCATTTGCATTTGTTGTACTTCATTTAAACCACCTCCATTATCCTCATTGTTATCATTCCAGTTTGCCATAGTATTTTATTTAGTATGTAATCCTTCTATAAGAACAATATACTAAATTTCTAAATCCTATAAAAATTTTTAAGTAAGAACATGTCCCCGCCTACTGTTAAATTGTCCTCATGCCCCTCCCAAAAGTTGTGTGTTTTGCATGCTCAAGAGGTATTACTGATCTGCTCCCCAACTAAATTACGTAGCGGTGGTACCCCCTATCAATATGGTGTACTACTAATACAATACTGTAGAAATACAAATACGTGTACTTAAAAATTAAAAATGTACACATCTGTATCTCTGCACACGGAGTAGTGTAGTGCTACTGTGTCACAGTAAATATCTACTGAATATCTGTACATCATTGATTTGAATGTATACATCAGTAGATATGTATCTCAGCACACACTAACTATATAAGGCATTTTCCAATGCCTTCTGCTCCCCAATTAAATAATGCATACGTAATTATGCAACTATAAATCTTTCAGAGAATGTATTACGGCATTCTTAATCAAAACTATTATATCAATATCATGGTAAAATTAAATCAAGTAACAATTAGACTGTCTAAGACAGGAGAAACAGTAAGAACTTCTAAGAACCCTTTATACGGCTACATTGTAGCAGAACAAAAAGGAATTTCTGTAGTAAATGGCTGGGCTAAAGACCTAACATTAAGTACTATCATTCAAGGAGAAATGCCTACCATTAAAGCAATGGAAGCATCTTTCCCAATGACTGGTAAGATTGTGGTAAAAGAATCACTTGAACCGTTTAATACTAATAACCCTGCTGTGGATATTAAGTATGCTGGTGATACAGGTGTAGCTTGCTCTATAAAGGGCTTGCCAATCTATAGAACTACATTCTTTACGGCTGATGTCAATGCTGTAAGTGAATTACTTAAGCATGATAATGGTGCTCAGATACGTGAAGCTAACTCTAAGGGTCAAGCTGTAGAGAGTTTACAAGCTCTTAAAGCTGAACCTGTAGAAGCTGAAGCGTCTCCATTCTAGACGTAACTGTAACATTAGGCTGTAGGCGTGCATTTCCATGCACGTCTGCTCCCTAACTACAGTAAGTTACTCAGAAAAAACTAACATTGCTTAGCAATTCTTATTAATGTTAGACTATAGTTATAAAACAGTTTAAATAACTTATTTATTGTGGGTAAATTATTTTATTTGTGCGTGTCACACTAAAGATGACCTCTTATAACCACATAAAAGCACCTTTGAACACACCTGTAACTATCACTAGTACTAATAATATAAATATAGCTAACGTTACTACAAGAGTAACAATTACGCACAACAATACTACAAGGGTAGTCTTTGTCTCTTCCTCTATAGGATAATAGACATAGTACCCGCAATATTGCAATTAATTACTAATACTAAACTATCATGAAAATATTTGCTTTTAGCCGTAAAGGCTTCTTATATATAGACAATGGTGTTAACCTTGTCTCACAACAAACAACATCAGATGAATCTAATATGATGAATAAGTACTGTTCATTGATTGAATACAAAAACTTTGATGAAGCTAATGATGCATATAAGTTAGAAAAATTACAATATCAAGGAAGAATGCAAAGAGAGAATAACTCTGATCATTTAGTTCCTTGGTAATAAACTGACGCCAGTCTTGGAGTATGTAGACATTAAACTCTCTCTTTGGACACTTCTTGTATCAGATACAATTAGTGGTATGACTGAATGCATCAGAACATTTCATCAATGACAATTACTAACAAGCTGTAGCATTAGTTACAGCTTAGTTAGTTTATAACTAAAATTAATTACTAAACCCTTAATACTAAATCATTATGCAAAATCACCTATTTAACATGCATCACAGAGTAAAACTACAACTTGATGCTATCTGCCAACAGGCAGGAGATATGACTGTAGAAGAGTTTATGGAGGTATATAAATATTACAGCCAAAAACAACAAATACTGATGACCAACATTGATCGTAGCTTCCAAGAAGAGATGATAAATGATATGGATATGGGAGAACCATTATATAGACTTTAATTTAATTACTAAATCGTTATGAGAAATACTAAAACAATGCTACTGAGTATATGTGTGTTTATTACCACAGTACTCTTATTCAACACAATTACATGGTATCTAGAAGATACTTGGACATTTAAAGAATGCTTTAAGCATGGTGCCACTTTAGGTATGTCAGTTATATTTGGATGGTTACCTGCAACTATAGTAGGAAGAGATTACTATACTCGTATTTAAGATAAAACCCGTGAGGCTAGCGGGAGTGTGGGATGTCACTATGTACATCTAGAGGAGTGGCTAGTCAGCTTATCCTTGTATACGTTAGGCAATAATGCTGTAAGGTTTGACAACCGGAAATTGTATATTTGACTTGTCTGTGGAACATGTAACAGTCAACCGTCAACCGGGTAAACGGTCGTTAAGAGGTAACCAGGCTCTTTATTTTTATTCACCTTAAATACTAAATATTATGTCAAGCAAAATTTCAGAGTTACAAATACTCAAGTCAGCAGCTGGTTATTACATAGGTCGTACAGAGAATGGTATGCCTTATAGTCGTGAGTCAGGTTACTTCATAAACAAAGTTGATGCTCAATGGGCAATGAGCTTAGATAAATATCAGGATGCCCTTGAGGGACATTCATCAAATGGATTAAATAACTATAATGATCCTCACTTAGGAGATATTATATAACAAAACAATTATGAAAAAGAAATTCTGTTACCTTATGCTATTCCTCTTTATAGGAGGACCAATGCTTCAATCTTGTGGGTCATCTCGTGGATGTAAAAATATGAGAAAGTACCGTAAGAAGAGAAGCAAAACTTCATATGCACATCAAGATGCATTAATCATTAATCAATTAAACTATAATCTATCATGAAAAATTTAATCTTATCCTTATTCATTGGGCTATCATTTACTTCTTGTCAAAAAGAAGAACTTGAACAACTTAAACCACCTGGTAATACATCATATGAAATATATGCTGTTAAAGGCATAAATACAAATGGATTACTGCAATGGACATACTTTATGTATGAGTCTACTGACAGTAACGGTGTAAATGCAACTGATAAACTTATTGCTAGTTATAATGCTTGGCAACTTGTTTGTATAGAATGTGACAATGAGGATGAGTTTACTATTTACTGTATGGATACAAGTTTAGTAAGTAATCCTGACGCAGTTGTAATAAGCACGTTACTTTACATAGATAATGCAACAGTACACTTCAATGATGCTAATTCACCTCTTGGTGATGGTAGATTTTATCTCTATCCTCATGATATGAATGACAGCTACAATAATCAAGACACAATAACTTTATATTAATTAAAAAAATAACTAAATCATGAAACAAATTTCAAAGTATCTTATCAAATTACTTTACGTAATTATCATTCCACTATCTGTAACCTATGTATTCATAGAAGTTTTAGCTAGTGATGGAACAATATCAACAGAAAGCGTAGGCGTTATGTTTGCTTTTTGGATTATATCATTCTTTAATGCAGTTTTCTGGCTTATAAACATGAAAACAACTCATCTTTTACCTAAAATGAAATGTCAGTGGAATACTGGCTTCGGTATATACATGAGAAAGATCAACTTCCATTGGGAGTTAGATTTACCATTATTGACAATAATATTCCAAAGAAGAAAATAAAAGTACCATATACGGACCACTAACAACACCAGTAATTATATATTATAATAACACTAGTGTAGTTAGGCTGTGTCCCTAATCAGATCATAGACTATTACTGTTACATTTCATACTTGTTTGCAGTGTAGTCTATGATTATAATATAAAATCAATGGCAAAACAATATAACGTACAAGGAGAGATACTTGAGGGTATCTTAGAAAACCTATTTGATAAGCGTGCTGTAAGACAGCAAAAGAACTTATCTTCAATAAAAGATATATTACATAGAGAGCTTTCAGAGGCTGCTTTAGAATCTGTAGTTCATCTTATGTTAACTGATAAAACCTTTATACCCACTAAGATTGGTGATTATGTAAAAATGATACCACCAAAGTATCATGAGGGTAGTGAATTTGAAATAGATATTCTAGAAGACATGGGTCTTTTAGGTAAAGGAGATAAGTATAGTGAATATTATGTATATGCACGTGTTATAGATGACACATCTTGGGGCAGTGATCCATATAATCCGTTTCATAGTCACATAAAAGTTAACTTGATGTATCATGATGAGCACAAAGCGTGTAAACATGTTGAAGCTCAAGTAAGTCCTTTGCATGCTACATATATAAACAGAAGATTTATACCTTTCCTTAAAGAAGAATATCAAACTGAATTAAAATTAGAAGAAAATGGCTAAGATATCAATGGAGTTATTACACACAGAACAAAAATCGTGGGGTGAGATGGATGAATCTCTTAAAAAAGCTGGAGGGAAGAATATTCCTTTTGGTAAGTATATGCAAGACAAATATGCTTTTAGAGAGAAAGATCTAGAGAATGAGCCTGATACCAATAGGGCCATGCTGATCATACTTAAAAATCACGTTGAAGAAATTAGATAGATTTGGTATAGTTAAGCATATTGTCTGTACTGATCCTGAATTGTCAATACAAGCTAAGGGTCTATACAGTATATTATGCTGTTATGCTAATAAGAATAGAATTTGCTGGCCGTCCATAAGTACGCTAGCAGATGACTGTGGCTCAAGTCAAACATCTGTCAAAAGATGGATAAAAGAGCTGAAATTACATAAATACATAAAAAGAGTAGGTCATAAACTAACAATATTATAGTGCGTTAGCTATATTTATGCTTTTTATTTTTGAGTTAAGTCCAAATACATTTTATATTTCTGACACAGGTTAAGTTATATTATTATCTTTGATAAACATTTAATAAGATAATGATAATACAACTTCCTAATGGCCGCATAATAGAATGTTCTCTAGAACAGTACCTTTCTCTCTCTGATGAAGAGTACAATGATCTTAATGGCCTTAGCTCTGCATATACAAAGGAAGTGGGTGATCCATGGTATAATAAGTTTGCAAAACACTCTGGAAAAGCTGAATCAGATGACTCAACAGAAGATGTTGAGGAGTATGAACCAGCACTAGATGAAATTGAAGCTTATGAAAAACTAGAAGACCCGTATTTTCACTCAGATGATAGTTAATCATCAAAAACAATTATTTTATTAATCATTAAATTTTATTAAAAATGCAAAATCAAGTAGAAGTACTAGCTGATGACATGGGTAATGTTGTACGCTTAAGCAAAAACAATCCAGAGTATGGATACATTACATTAGGGTACAAAAGTACCACAATTGGAAAAGGTGGCTGGTTAAAGCCAAGAAATCTATCAACTCTTATATTAGGTAACACTGATGTATTAACAGAGTACGCTAAACAATTAGGTAAAACAATACCAGGTAAAATTGTTGTAGTTGAATCATTTGAACCATTTAATTCATCTGACCCTGATAGAGATTTAAAATATGCTGGTAATACCGGTATCATATGCTGTCAAGACGGACAACCTATTTATAGGAAAACAGAGTATACCCTTGATCAAACAAGAGAGGATGTTCTATTAGATCACAATAATGGTGATGCAATCCGTGCAGCAAATGAAACAGCTTTTAACTTAGTAAAAAAATCTAAAGTTAAAAATGCAACAACTGCAGAAGCGTTTGGTCTCAAACAAGTAGAAGATGAGATAGTAGATGAAGAAGTAGTTGATGAAGTAGAAACAGAAGATGAAGTTCTTGAAGAAGAAGCTGAAACTTTTGACCTATAATTAAATTGTTATAAGGCTGGGGTGTAAAAACCTCAGCCTAAATAACATTTCTCTTACTAAATTTCATAACTAAAATCAAACAAGTATGCTATCTAATGAACAAATTTCAAAACTAAAACTCAATGAAAAACAAGATCTACTAAGTAAGCGTATTGAGCGCTATCAATACTTAGGATTGCTGGATGAATATCAATTACATCCACCATCAATCATTAACTCTTTTGAGTATATTAAACTTAATCCATATCAACATTTTTTATTTAAACGTGTGTTGCATGGCCTTAATGTTTATAAACCTGAAGAAGTTACTAAACTACACTGGGATAAGAAGAGACGCATTTCAAAAGTTTGGAAGCGTGGGCAAAGAGAAATCAATGCATGGAAACAAACTCTTTGTAACAAAAGAATAAATACTTATCTTAGAAGGACGTTTCCAAATAGCCCATTAGCTTTATTTATAGCTGATATTCCGGCTAATGAAACCTTAGATGATTACCAGAACACTATGACATTTAAAGACTTGGGTATATCTTATGAAGATATTATACTTAAATTTATGTCTGTAGGGTTGTTACCTAATAATTATTTTACAATTAAACCAAATGAGAATTAAAAAAGTCTCAAGTAAAATGTCTAAAATAAATACTGCTTATAGCAAATTGCGTAAGCAGTATTTAACAGACAAACCTGTATGTCATGCAAAGATCCATAAGTGTTCTGTGCAGGCTACTGATGTACATCATAAACATGGTCGTGGTATATATCACTTAGATACATCAACATGGTTACCAGTTTGTAGGAACTGTCACATGTGGATAGAAGAACACCCAGAAGAATCTTATGAATTAGGATTTTCAGGCTCTAGAACATAGTAATATGGTCCTATAGCTCAACTGGATAGAGCAACACCCTTCTAAGGTGTAGGTTCTAGGTTCAAATCCTAGTGGGATCACTCCAGGACTCTTAGCTCAGTTGGTTAGAGCAAATCACTCATAATGATTAGGTCATAGGTTCAAGTCCTATAGGGTCCACCTTTAAAAACAATTTTATGAAACAAAATCACAAAGACAGGTTACTTAAGATAGTAGCTTGGACAATTATTTTATCAATAACAATAATATTATGGCAAACAATACTCCTGAGACTATTTCCAATAGAGAGATAGTTCAGTCAGATGCATTAACAATAACAGAACAACATAAAAGATGTGGTTTGGGTATATCCATGGGTGTAGGTAAAACTAGAATAGCAATACAACACCTTCAGAAATACTATGACCCGTTAATCAAAGTACTAGTAGTAGTACCAAAGTTATCAGTTAAACAAGCATGGCTTGATGAACTAGATAAAATGAATCTAACAAATTTGATAGATCATATAGATTTTACAACCTATTTATCACTTAAAAAACAAGAACCTCAAGACTATAGCATATTATATTTAGATGAGTGTCACTCACTTAAGTATTCTCATGAATTATTTTTGCATAGATTTTATGGAAGAATATTAGGATTGACAGGTACACCACCAAAAGGCCTTAATACTGAGAAAGGTATGATGGTAAATAAGTATTGTCCAATTAAATTTACATTTACAACGGATGATGCAACTAACTCTAACATCTTAAATGATTACAAGATTGTTATACATGAGTTGGAGTTGTCTAAGTTACCTTCTTTAAAGAAGAAAAACAAGGCAGGTGGTTTCTGGTATACATCAGAAAAGAAGGATTATGACTATGTTACCAATAGACTAGCAGAAGCTAACACTGAAAAACAAATACAGTTTGGAAGAATTATGCGGATGAGAGCTCTAATGGATTATGCAAGTAAAGAGAGTTATGTTAAAGGTATACTCAGTAATGTCAGTACTAAATGTATTGTATTTGCTAATACCCAAAAACAAGCAGACAGAATATGCAAGCATAGTTATCATTCTAAAAATCCTAAGTCAGAGGAGAACCTTGAGTTATTCTCTGATAACAGGATAGATAAATTATCTTGTGTATTACAATTATCAGAAGGTGTTAGTATACCAAACTTAAAAGCTGGTATTATTATGCATGCATATGGTAATGAAAGAAAAACAGCACAAAGAATTGGAAGATTACTCAGGTTAAATCCAACTGAGACAGCTACATGTCACATACTTATGTACAAAGGTACACAAGATGAGAAATGGGTAGGTGATGCAGTTAAAGGATTTGATCAAACAAAAATTACTTATTATAATCCACTAAAAAAATAACATTATGGGAAGAATGAAAGAGCTCTTTATAGAGCAACAAAATGAAATGGAGGCAGACAACACTTTTTATAAAGGTGTTCATGACTCTATGATACACAGCTATGCTAGAAAAGCAATTGAAGAATATATAGAAGAAGGTGAAACACCTTGTCCAAACTGTAACATGCCATCATTATTACGTAATGAATCAAACGCCAAATGCACTGAGTGTGCTCAAGAGTTTGTTTACGTTGATGGAGGAGCACTAAGATTTTTGTAATGGAAAGAGAATATATTACAAACACAGGTGAAACAGTTGAAGTAGAATATAACTATTATGAAGGGGAACCTGATCAATGGTATGATTCTAATGGTGATCCAGGAACTCCTGGTTATGGACCAACAGCTCAAATAATGCATGTATGGTATATAGCACTAGACAAAAATGGTCTAGAGGTTAGAGTAGACATACAAGATTTACTAGAAGAAGATATAGAAGAAAAAATATTAGAACATCATGAACAATAATGAACAACAAACAAAAACAGTTAACGGAAGAAGATATATATTTGATGAAGGCAGATGGGTAAGTGTCTACGGAGTAGAAGTAGACCCTCATGATCCTGATTATTTATCATTTGTTCCACTAAAAAACAATCAAGATGAAACAGATTAATAAAGAAAGACAGTATAGAAGCAACCAAGGAAGATCACCTGAAAAAATGGAAAAGGTTTACAAAGGTTGTTTTTGGATAATAATAATAGGAATATTAAGTTTAGGAGTTGTAAGTATATATAATATAATATGAAAGATAACTTATATATAAAAGCATCAGTTAAGGATGGTCAATTACATTTTCCTATTAAAGCTATGGGAACCAAGTATAGAAAATTCTTTGAACAACTTGAAGAAGGATCTAATCTGGAGATCTTTATTGGTGTAAGTGGTGCTAAGGGTAGTAACCCACAACTAGCACGTCTTCATGCAATGATTAGAGAAATAGCACAAGAAATTGGTTACACCTTTGAAGAAGCCAAAATTGAAGTGAAAAGAGCTTCAGGATTAAGTTTCGTAATAGACAAGCAAAAATACTGTAAGTCATTTGCAGACTGTGATAAAGATGAATTAAATTTAGCTATACAATCTTGTATAGAAATAGGAGATTTTAATGGTATGCAATTACGCTAGAGTTATTCTTTTTTGAATTTCTTCTAGCTTTACTTGCGCTTCTTCACTGCCTTCCATCATTAGCCTAGTGGCTTCTTTAAGATCCTCATTAGTTGCAGTTGTTTTGGTAGGTTTGTTTAGCTTTTGATCATATGCTGCTACCTTTATTGTTTGTAGCATTGAAAAAAGAGTATAAATTTGTTTTTCCCAATTATCTAGATCTACACCTTCCATTGGATTAGTTCCTTTTTCGTGTTGCTCAGTAATTTTGTCAAACTTTTTAAAAGTTTTACCTATAGTGCTAACTCTATCAGCACTGTGTATCATATCAGTAATAATGTTTTGTAATGAAACAATATATACTGTGGATAATTCAAGGTTTTTGACTACATCTTTATAATCCCACTGATCATAAGTTAAAAGTTTTTCTCCTGCCATAATAATAGATTTAATAAACAAATATACTATAAATTAACAATAAAAATGGAAATAGACATAAATATCTTAAGAGATAATTTAAATAATAAATTAGAAGAAAGCGGCTGGGACCGTATGCTTTCACCATATGTAAATGGTTTAAGCTTTGATCATATAATGAATACACTAATAGAACATGTAGAAAACGGTAAACGTTTTACACCTAAGTTTAAAGATGTATTTAATGGATTTCATGAATGCCCTTATGATAAAATGAAAGTTGTTATAGTAGGACAAGACCCGTATCCTCAGCTAGGTGTAGCTGACGGAATTGCATTTAGTTGTAGTAGGAAAGGCAAAACAGAAAAGTCATTACAATATATCTTTAAAGCTCTTTATGGAGAATATGAAGATTATAATAATGATTTAAGACGTTGGTCTAACCAGGGTGTACTATTAATTAATACAGCATTTACTTGTGAGATAAATAAAATAGGATCTCATTATGCTATATGGAAAAACTTTACAGAATACATTTTTGAAAACATTAATAGACATAACAAAAACACTGTTTTTATATTAATGGGTAAAAAAGCTGAAGCTTGGCAAACTTTACTTCCTAACTGTAAAATACTTAAATGTGCACATCCTGCATCTGCCGCATATAGAGGTGGTGAATGGGACTGTAATGACGTATTTAAGAAAGCCAATCTAGAACTAGAAAAGCAAGGTGAAACTTGCATAGAATGGTAGATTTTATTACCTTTGATAACCTTAAAATATAACTTAAATGACTACTAACCAGGAACTTAACCAGAAGATAGAGATATCTGATTTTAAGAAGACTTTTTATGAAACTTACGGAGTAAAATTGTATATTTACACTCCCCAAGAAAAAAATAAAAAAGTACCGTTAGATATATTTCATGATGCTGCTTTAACTGCATTACATGAAGACCAACCTAGATTTAGTAAAATTAAAACTTTACAAAATAGAACTAGATTCAGAGATTATCTTGTATATGTACAAGTAATGTCTTACTTGGCCCATAAAGAAGGTCATAGTAAAACAAGTATAGGAAAATTTCTTAAACGCAATCATGCAACTATTATCAATTCATGTAAAATGGTTGAGAATGGGTTTTTCAGCAATGATAAAACAGTTATGCATGCTTATGATAACACTTTAAAACAATTAGAAGATTATGTGGGAACTATTCCAAAAGATACTGAAAGCAAACCTGACACCAAACCAGAGCTTGATCCTATTTGGTATGAAGCAAAAAATCTCCTTACCAGAGGTAGTATCAAAGGATAGAGATGCATTGGTAAGAAAAGGCTTTCTAGATTTAAATGAAGGCCAGTATACTATGACACCACAAGCTTTAGCTATATGTGGAACTCTAGACAGTTATTTTATCAAAGCTAAGAAGAAAACTGATATCCAATTAATGGGTAAAGACTTTGTAGAAAAGATAAATGATTATAGAGAAGTATTTCCTGCTAGAAAATTACCAAGCGGTAAACCTGCAAGAAATAATGTCAAAGCTTTAGGAGAAGCATTTAGATGGTTCTTTGAAACATATGATCATACATGGGAAGAAGTGCATAAAGCAACTAGAATGTATGTTAATGAGTACAGGGATGCAGATTATATGTATATGCAAACCAGTCAGTACTTTATATGCAAGCAAGATAAACACAGAGTAAAGCATTCTACATTAGCAGATTACTGTGATATGATAGTAGAAGGAGTAAGTACAGAAGATGAACACTTTAAAGAAACCGTAGTATGAGTAAACCAACACCAGCATGGGTGGGCCAATACACAGCCTTCAATGATGCACTAAAATATATGTACGCTAGGTCAACAGGAGATGAGAAATCAATTTACACTCCCTGGCCTAAGTTTAATGATGCAGCTACTGATGGACTAGAATGGAATACCCTGACTGTTATTGGTGGAAGACCTGGCTCAGGTAAAACTCTGATTAAAGATCAGATTATACGTGAGTCTTTTATGCTTAATCCTAATGATGATTTCAGAGTATTAGAATTTCAATTTGAGATGGTTGGTAGAACATCAGCCATTAGAGAGTTTAGTTCTATAACAGGTAAGACTTATAAAGAATTATGTAGCGCAGGTTCTGTTTTAAGTACAGAAACATTAAACAGCTGTCATCAATATGCAAAAGAAAGAGTAAAGTATCCAGTAGATATTATATCAACACCTTTGACTGTTAATCAGATGCGTGAACAAGTAGATCAGTACATGACAAAACATCAAGGTAAAAAAACTATAATAACATTGGATCACACTATGCTTGTTAAAAGAGCACCTTATCAAAATAATACATTAGATATGTTATTTGAGTTAGGTGAATTTTTTACACAATGTAAACGGGATTATCCTTGTTTGTTTATTGCACTATCTCAACTCAATAGAAATATTGATAATCCAGAGAGAGCTATAGATGGTAAGTACGGTAACTATATACTTGAGTCAGATATATTTGGTTCAGATGCAATGTTACAGCACGCTGATATGTTGATTGGTATTAACCGGCCAGCTAAACAGAAAATTAGGTTCTATGGACCTGATAGATACATTATAGAAAATGATAGGACGTTGGTATTACATTTCTTAAAAGCTAGAAATGGTGATGCAAGAATGAGTTTTTTCAAAGCAGAATTTGAAAAGATGCAGATTGCAGAAATGGCCACTCCTGGACAACAAGAACGCAGATGATAAGCACTAAAAAACTAAATACAGAAATTATGGGACTAACTCCTGAAGAACGTAAACAAAAAGTAAATAAATTAAAAGAAGAGCATGAAGATTATTTCCAAACAAGTGGTAATCTGAATGCACTGTATATACCAAAGATGGCCTATAGGCCTAAAGGTAAAGATGAATTGCATGTATCATTCTTTCCTAGTGAACTAGAGAAAGATAAAGATATCTATACTGAGTTTGTAAGTATTGATTATGATTCTGAAGATCCAAAAAGAACATTATATTTGCACAGATCAAATCCACACTGGAAATCAGAATATGAATTAGTTACATCTAGCTCAGGATTTCAAAGACATCTCATACCTGTAAGTGAATTAAAAGTTATCAATGATATAACTTCTAGAAATGGTTCTGTAATAGAAGAGCCTAAATTTGTAGCAGATATAGGTAAAACATTATTTGATCTACCTAATCCTGATGCAGGTACAAGTACAGATCTAGTTGATAAACTTGAAGATATCAATCAAACATTAATAACATTAACTAAAGTAATCAATAAATTAATCAAGTAAACATGGCAAACAGCGTATTAGTAATTGCTGATTCAGGAACAGGAAAGTCTACCTCAATCAGAACATTAGACCCCAAAGAGACTTTCATTATAAATATAGCAAATAAACCTCTACCTTTTAAGGGTTGGAAGAGTAAGTATACTCAGATAACCAAAGACAATCCTAAAGGTAATCTTACCTCAGCTGCTACAGCACCAGGTATTATTAAGGCAATGCGTCATGTAAATGACAAAATGGGCCACATCAAAACTATTGTAGTTGATGACTGGCAATATATGAGTTCTTTTGAATACTTTGATAGAGCTAATGAAAAAGGATATGAAAAGTTTACTCAGATTGCAGCTAACCTAGCACAGGTTGCTAAGTTGCCTAAAGATCTAAGAGAAGACTTGACTATTATTTTCTTAACTCACTCAGAAGATTCAACTGATATAAATGGAAATAGAAAAATTAAAGCTAAAACTGTTGGTAAAATGATTGACAACACTTTAACTTTGGAAGGCCTATTCTCTATTGTTTTATTTGGAAAAGTAAATAAAAATGATGATGGTGAACTTATCTATGGTTTTGAGACCCAAAACAACGGAGAGAACACATGTAAATCACCAATGGGTATGTTTGATGATAAGTTTATTGCCAATGACCTACAATTTGTAACCAGTTGTATTGAAGAATACAACAAATAAATTAATAATTAAAATCAAAAATTATGTTAAGTACTAAAGACATGTCTGCCGGATCAGGTGGAACAAAACCAGTTATTGGAACAGGAAATCAAAAAGTATTGATCAACTCAATTACATTTGATCAAACACCATATGATATGGATGCATACAATATTACATTGCATGTAGAAAGTGAGCCTATTGTAGGTGAATTTAATGGATTCTTAAAGGATGTTAATGAGCCAAATGGACCACGTTATGCGGGTCAGGTAGGTAGAGTTAGATTCTCACCGTATCCATTTAAAGATGCTACATTAGCAAATGGTAATGAAATTAGCCGTGATACTGAAGTATTAAAAGCTATGGTTTTCTTATCTGAAGTTGTAGGTAAAAGAGATGAACTTGATGCTATTGAAGCAAATACTATTGAAGACTTTATGATTAAAGCTGCAAAGATTTGTTCTCAAACAGGTTATGTAAATGCATGCTTGGGTGCACGTGAATGGGAAAACAAAGAAGGTTATGTAAATAATGATTTGTTCTTACCTAAAAGAAATAGAATGGGTGTACCTCTAGAAGAAGTAGATGCTGAAAATTCTAATCTTATCACATTTGACAAGAATGATACTAATCATTTCCGTGCTATGGTAAAGAAAGAATCTGCACCTGCTAATAACTTTGAGCCAGCTCCTACTGCAGGATCTGACTTTGAACTTTAATATCTCCAATTAGAAAGAGTGGGCTCAGTATATTGCTGGGCCCATTTCTTTTTAATATCTTTGATTTTATGTTTAACACTAAAAACATTGTAGGAGAAGGACAAGATGTACCAAGCACTTGGGTATTTCAATATTACTTAGATCTTCCTGAACAGCTTACTGGTCAAGATATTAAGATTAAATCTATATTTAATCCTAATGAAAGAACACCTAGCTTTTGCATATATGTAGATAAATCTATTATGCAGTATAAGTTCAAAGACTTTTCAACAGGAAAAAGTGGTAATAAAGTAGATCTAATTAAACTTGTATTTAATCTTGAATACCACGGAGCCATGACAAGGATGGTAAGTGACTATAATAAATATGTTAGGTCATCAGAATATGTACAACCAAAGTTTAAAGCACAGTCTAAGTGGAAAATTGATTTCATAAAAGAAAGAGGTTGGACCACAGAAGATAGAAAGTTTTGGTTATCATTTAGAATTGGTAAAACAATGCTGGATGAGTATAACGTTAAGCCTATTGATTATTATAATTTAATTAAAGAAGGGTCAGAAGAATTAAACAAACTTACTATTGGTAGTAAGTGGTGTTATGGATACTTTGATAAAAATGATGAAGTTTATAAGATGTACCAACCTTTTAGTAAGAAGTACAAATTTTATAAAGCCAAGTCATATTTGCAAGGTAAAGATCAACTTAAATTTGATCAGCCTTATTTAGTTATTTGTTCCTCACTTAAGGATGCTATGTGCTTGAAGAGCATGGGTTATAACATAGAAGTTATTAGTCCTGACTCAGAGAACACTATGATTAAACCTCATATAATAGAGCACCTAAAGAAGAAGTACAAAAAAATAATAACTCTTTTTGATAATGATGAAGCAGGTAAACATGCTGTAGATATGTATGCAAAAACATATAATATTTATGGATTTGTACCAACTATATGCAAAGACGTATCAGATGCCATGAAATCACATGGTTTTGATAAAGTACATCAAATGCTAAAACCTTTATTAAAAGAAACCTTAAATAAAGAAAATGAATGAAAACTTAATTAAACAATGGTGGATACCCGGAAATGTTCCTTCTAGTAAGAATGGTAGACGTTGGACAGGTAAATACTTTATAGCAAGCAAAGCTGTAATGACTTACAGAAAAGCAACAAAAGATATTTATGCTGAATATACTAAAGAGTTTAAAAAAGAATTAGAAAACCATGAACTCCCAGTAAAAATATCCTTTGAATTTGTTAGAGGCAGCCGCCATAAATTTGACTACTTAAATCCTGCACAAACAGTTCAGGATGATATGGTTAAATATGGTTGGATTGAAGATGACAATGCTGAATTTATAATTCCTGCATTTGAGCAGTACACATATGATAAAGAAAACCCAGGTGTATGGATCAGGTTAGTCACAAAGTAATTACATTAGAAGAATTCTTTAAGTTAAAAGAAATGTTTCAAGGCCTTCCTGATGACCAGGAACTAGCATGGGAAATTTATAAAAATAACTATAAAGATGACACTGCAGATTTATTGATGCATAAAGCATTAGTATTTAAGCATAGAAAGAAGTTTGCTGATGCGGTTCAATTTATTGATAAACCAATTGTTGGTAAACAAGCTTTATACTACTATATAGACATCTTTAAAATGGATTCTATTTATAAACAAATATTAGATCAAATTATGAAAACATGATAAATATACAAGACCAGGTTGCTAGATCAACCAAAAGTTTAATATTTACAGAGCCCTTTTACGGGCTCTTTTTAATTGGTATCAATAAAGAATACAGTGAACGTATTCCTACTGCAGGAGTAAGTAAAAAAGGTATTGGTATGCAATTGACAATAAACCCACAGTTCTTTAATGAACTAAGTGAAGATCACAGATTTGGATTAATAAAACATGAGCTATTGCATATTGCATTTGGCCATTTATTATTAAGAGATCTATATTCTGATCACAAGCTATTTAATATAGCAGCTGATTTAGAGATCAACCAGTACATACTGGAAAGTAAACTACCTACAGGTGGTTTATTATTATCAAGTTTTCCTGAACTAAATCTTCCAAGTAGAGCAGGTACTAAAAAGTACTATGAGCTTTTAGAACAAGCACAAGAAGATGGGTCTTGCCCATCATTAGATAGTTTGATGGACAATATGGATGGTAATAGCCCACATTGTCATAGTACATGGGAAGAGTTTGATGAGTTACCTGAAGCTGATAAAAAACTATTGCAAAAGCAAATTGAGCATCAATTAAAAGAATCAGCTGAACAAACAGAAAAGAAACAAGGTACCATACCTGGTGAGCTTTCTGATTTGATTCATAGATTAATGCATATTGAACCAGCTAAATTTGATTGGAAAGGTTATTTAAGAAGATTTGTAGGTAACTCTAGTATAGTGTATACTAAAAAGCTGAGACGTAAATACAATAAGCGTTATGCAGCTAATCCAGGACTTAAGATTAAATTCAAGAATCACATACTAGTTGGTGTTGACACAAGTGGATCTGTAAATAATGAAGAGCTAAAAGAATTTTTTAGTGAGCTTACACATATGCATAAGACAGGTCATAAAATTACAGTAGCGCAATGTGATACACAACTTGTAAGCGTACAAGAATTTAAACCTAGAAAAGATTGGGAAATACACGGTCGTGGTGGAACTAGTTTTCAACCAGTAATTGACCATTTTAATGAAAAGAAAGGAGTTTATACAGCTCTAGTATATCTAACAGATGGTGAAGCATATTCTCCAGAAAACTGTCCTAAGAATACCTTATGGGTATTAAGCAGTATTTCTGATATGAATAATGAGTTACCAGGACAAGTAATAAAATTAAATTAATAGAAAATGGCACAAGTAAATTTAAATGTAACAGAGTTAAAAGGATTTGTAAATCACATAATAACAAACAATAGATTTCTACAAGAGGGTGGTAAAAGTCCTGTATCAGTAGAAGTTGTAGGTGAATCAGGTATTGGTAAGACTTCTACCATAGTAGAGCTTGCACAAGACAATAACCTAAAGTTTGTCAAGCTTAACTTAGCTCAGATAGAAGAGTTAGGTGACTTAGTTGGTTTCCCAGTACGTCAATTTCAGATGTATAAGGAAAAAATTATACCGGCAAAGAAATTAGATGATATCAGTTATACTGCTGCTCAAAGAGCGGCTGCATCTTCTGATTTAGCTAAAATGGCACCAGTAACAAAGAAAGTTGGTCAATGGGTTGATGAACTTGCAGTACAAGAATATCTTAAGCAAGGATTTAAGATGACCGGTAAGAACAGAATGTCTTATTGTGCACCTGAATGGATTGCTGATGCTAAAGAAGGTGGTATCTTATTATTAGATGACTGGAATAGAGCTGACACAAGATTTATTCAAGCTGTGATGGAATTGATTGATAGACAAACATATATTTCATGGACCTTACCAAAGGATTGGCATATAATTTTAACAGCAAATCCAGATAACGGTGACTATATGGTTAACAGTGTTGATAGTGCACAGAAGACTAGATATGTAACTGCTAATCTTAAGTTTGATGTTAACGTATGGGCCCAGTGGGCAGAGGGTGCAGGAATTGATAGTAGATGTATTAACTTCCTCTTACTTCACCCAGAATTAGTAACACAAGAAACTAATGCAAGATCAATTACAACATTCTTTAACTCTATCTCTAGTTTTGAGAAGTTTGAAGATAACTTATCACTAATCCAAATGATTGGTGAAGGTTCTGTTGGAGATGATTTTGCGTCTATGTTTACTACATTTATTAATAACAAACTAGATAAGCTAGTAACACCAAAAGATTTGCTGACTCATGATAATGAATCATACATCTTAGGTGAGCTTAGAAGTTGTATTGGTAAAGATGATACTTACCGTGCTGATATTGCTGCAACATTAGCAACAAGACTTGGTAACTATGCTGTTGTATTTTCTAAAGATAATGCAGTTAGTCAGAAAGTTACAGATAGACTTAAGGCTTTATGTACTCTAGATTATTTTACTAATGATCTTAAGTACTTGGTTGTACGTACAATATTTAATGGTAACAAAAAGAAGTTTAACAAATTGATGATGATCCCTGAGATTGTCCAAATGACAATGAAATAAAATGGCAAATAAATCAGTATATCAAGATTTTGATACTGATGCTTTAACTTACTTTGGGCTAGAACAGGACACTATTTATGGTGTCCTTTCTGGTTCAGGGGAGGTTAATAAAGTATTATGTACTCAAGATCAAACAACTTATGAGAAAATAAATACTATACTAACGGTACCCACAGAGGATGACCAAACTTTTAGAACCAAAAAGAAAGCTTTTATATTACCTAAGTGTAATGTGTCTCAAGATAGATTAAAAGCTGCTCTTAAAGAGCATGGTATAACTGTAACAAATGACTATGAACTTGCAGATTTAATTATAGGACATGAAGATATATCAACTCACCGTTTAGAAAACGCTGAGAATATTCCTTCTACTGTAATGATGAACAAGATATGGAATTATGAAACTACAAAGGGTAGATCTTCTGCAACATATTCTGGAGAAATAGCAATATACAACTCTGGCCTAGAAGTTATATTAACTCCTAAGCTTACAGAAAGTGTAAGGTATTATGATTTAGATATTGAAAATAGTCTTTATGATGAGTGGATGTTAACTGGTATGGCTGTTAATTTAGCTCATATAATTGATACCACAGATGTAAGTGTTATTGATCCTGAGACAGTACTTCATGCTTCTGCATCCAAGATGATTCTTGATGAACAACTTCTTAGTGATCTTAAAGTACAGCTTGCTACATACGCTGATGACAAAGCTTTAGCTCTTAAAATTGTACCTACAATAGACTATACAAAGAATTATCATCTATTATGGCAATTTGCTCAAGACTGTAGTAATATTACATATGCAGATAATAGAGATAAAGATCTTAAGTATTGGCTTGACACGTCTGGTTTTTTAAAATTTGAAAGAAAGAGTGCACAGGATATGATACTATGGTTAGAGAGTGAAGATAAACTTGATACAGTATCATTTAGATATCTTGAGCCTATAGTAAGAAGAGAGATAAGCATTCACAACAGAGATCTTTATACATTTAAAGTAGCTGTTAAAAAAGAATATCAAAAATATTTAAAGAAATGAAAAAAAGAGTAAAATTAGAAATCAATTGTAAAACTGCTAATATAGACAGTAATGGAAGACTAACAGGAGATGCATTTAAATGGAACTTCATGGATGGCATGCATATCTATAGTAGTAATTCATGGGAAGTTAGGGCAGAAGATATGCATAAGCTTGGCGTACCAGGCCTTGTAAATTCTGTTAACTTACAAGATAAAAAAATCTATAGGTATCCAAGATTGGATTTACCTAGACAAAAGGTAGATCTTTTGAAAGAAAAATTTAACTGTAAAGTTATTAGAGATGTAAATAAAGCTGACATAGGTATTGTCTCTATGAAGTTTTTTGATAAGCTAGTTAATAGGGAATGGGGAAAATCTATTTCATATGTAGAGATGTATGGTATTTTGGCAGAACTTAAAAATTCAGACTTATTATCTGATTTTGCATTAGCTGAGTTAAGAGATTTCATGTCTCAAACAGATACTACATATAGAGTTAATTTTCAATATCATAAAGACTGGGGTAACAATGATGCTGCTACACAAAAAATGTATGAGTTTATAGAACAAATAGCCCAAGCTAATAAAAAAGAAGACAATGGCCATGATTGGATATTACCAAAAGAGAACTATGCTGCATATGATAGTATAGTAAACTCTAACGTTGATCTTATTGCAGATACGGATATATGTTCTATAATAGATGAAGATCTTGCTGTAATTAGTAATGATAAATACAATGATACAGAAAAGATGGTTCAAAGTAGTGATATAGACAACAGGTCTCTTGCTTTAGAAATGCTTGCTAATTGTAATATTGAAAAGTCTTTTGATGTTGTATCAGGTATTTACTATTGGCATTATGATTGGCTAAAAGCTACTACAAACTGGAACACAGTTAATGTAAAAGCTTTTAGAAAAAGAATGAAGTCATATGAAGGAGGTCACAATGTTCAAAACATTTTCTCTTTCAATAATTATCTAAATGCTTTGGCTAAAGACAGAAAATTAACTAAATTTGCTGTGGATAGTACCAGAGAAAAGCTTCATACAACATTTTTAGGTAATACTGTTGGCCCAAATGCAGATGTATTTAAGGTAGACTTAGCATCTTTATATATTAATGAAGAATTAACTAATAAAATTATTTCAGATGACTAGAAACATGGAAAGGGAAGAGCAGTTTTATGCAAATAAAAATTTTGCATTTAGCTATTCTTCTCTTAACAAATTATTATTTTCACCATCCTTATTTTATAAGGACTATATTTTACAAGATCGTGAGATCAGAACTGACAAGCATTTAGTAGAAGGTAAACTTGTGCATTGTTTAGTATTTGAACCTGAAAACTTAAATGAAAAGTTTAACGTAGTACCCGGTAAAGCACCATCAGACAGTGTTAGAAAGATACTAAAAAACATGTCACTATATACAGATGCTGTGAAGCTTGCTGATGTAGATGACAAAGTAATACTTGATTCTTTAATAGAGTTTAATTTATATCAATCTCTAAAAGCAGATGAGGCTAGAATAGCTAAAGTTAGAACATTAGATAATGAACCATACTGGGAATTTTTATCTAACAGTTCTGTAGATGTTATTAACCAAGATACTTTATTAGATTGTACAGCTAAGGCTGAGGTAATTAAATCAAATGAAGAAGTTATGTCTCTATTTAAAAATCAATCAACTGATTTTGATCTAGATCCAATATCTACGCATGCAGAACAGTATCTTAAATCTGATTTGGATACGTTTGCTTTTGGTCTACATGGTTATGTTGATTATTATACAATTGACACTGAGACAAAGACAGTTACAATATGTGACCTCAAAACATCAGGTAAAACTGTAGATAATTTTTCTGAAAGCGTTGACTTTTATAACTATTGGTTGCAAGCAGCTATATACTCTAAAATGGTATATGACTCACTTGGGGATGATAGAGATGATTACACAATAACGTTTAAGTTTATAGTCATTGATAAGTATAATCAAGTATATGTTTATGATGTATCAGAAAAGTCAATGGTCAATTGGGCTGAAGGCTTAGGTGGCGTTCTAAAGATTGCAGATTATCATTACAGTGAAAGAAACTATTCATTACCTTATGATTTGTTAATAGAAAAAGTTAAATTATAGTATGGGTGTATATTTAGAATATTTTCAAAAGAGCAAAGTATTTCTTTATCCTTTACTACAAATAAGGAAAGGCATAACCCACGTACCTATACAAACGTATATTGCGTGGGACAATGTCTATTCCATAGATGATTATAAATTTTTCTGTAAATATAAAACTAAAAAGACTCCGGTCTTTATGCAGTTTGCATCACAGAACTTACATAATAATCCATTATTTGAAAAGACAATTGAGTTAAATGAAAATACACAGTTGTATGTATATGATTTTTCTAAATTTAAATCTGATATAAAGAGATTTGTTGAAGGCAAATACTCTCAATATAGTTTAGATAGTAAAATTAGTATAGTAGATTTCTTTGGAAGTCAAGAAAAAATAGGAGACTATGTGCAAGGATTTTTGACACCTGATGGTGTACATGAAGAATATGCAAAGTCCCTAGGTGTAAGTATAGAATCTATAGAAGATGTATATGAAGTATGTACACCACCTGACCTTGAAAAAGAAACATTGGTTGATAATAATCATGTTATTGATCAATTATTAAAAAATAGTTCCATATCTTTGACAAATAAATAAATTAATTATGGCAAACCAAATAGGAAAAAATATGATGTTAGTAAATTCTACTTTTAGAAATACTAAATCATTTACATTAATTCCAGTGAGCTTAGACTCACCTTACACAGAAGCCATGTTTGACCCTGCGTCAGGCATATTAGCAGTCATCAGTAAAGTGATGAAACAATCTTATCATATGGTCCCTAAATTGGATGATGATGGTCAACCACAAAGGTTGAAAAATCCAAATCCACAGACAGGTAAGACACACAAAGAAGAAAGAAGATTAGTAGATACATTTTCTGAGTTTTATCTTACTGATAAAGCTGACATAGAAACCTTTATACACATGTTTGCTATAAATGCTGACACTTTTAGTGTTGAAGAGTTCTTTGTTGATCTAGAGAAGACTGAACCATCTAAAATTATTATTCCAGCTTAGTAGGCTTCCCATACTATCCACCTATTAAACTGGTACAAAGAAACCTCATTGATTTGGGGTTTTTTTGGCACTAATATTTAAAAAGTACAAACATGAAACATTGGGTAATGGACTATGAGACTTTATCTAACTGTTTTACCGGGGTATTTGAACATTATAAGACTACTGAAAGGAAAATCTTTGTTGTTCATGACCTGCGTAATGATTTAGATAGTTTCATAAGTTTCCTTGAAGAAAATATTAATAACAAAGAGTGGCATATATCCTACAATGGATTAGCTTTTGATGGCCAGGTCACTCATTATATAATAGATAATTACAAAGACTGGACTAACCTTAGTGGTTGTGAAGTTGCTAAAATTATTTATAAGTATGCCCAACGTTGTATTTTGAAATCTAACGCAAAAGAATTCAGTGATTATCCACAATGGAAGATGCAAATAGGTCAGATAGACGTATTTAAATTACACCATTGGGATAATCCAGCTAAACGTTCAAGCCTTAAGTGGATACAATACAGCATGGATTGGGAAAACATTCTAGATATGCCTATTCATCATGAGACAGAAATAAAAACTCAAGAAGAAATAGATATTATTCTTGAATATTGTATTAATGATGTTAGATCTACAAAAGAAATCTATAATAGATCCAAGTCTCAAGTTGGCCTAAGAAAAGAACTAACTGCAACTTATGACATTAACATGTTTAGTGCATCAGAACCAAGAATCAGTAAAGAAATATTTGGTTATTACTTATCTAGAAGCTTAAATATACCAATGAGAAATCTTAAACAAATGAGAACTCATAGGGATACTATAAAGGTTAAAGATATAATATTACCATATGTTTCATTTACATCTCCTGAGTTTAAACTTCTACATGAAAGGTTTAAATCACTTGAGATAGATGCATCTAA